GATATTCATTTAGAATTATTATCTAATGATGATATTCAATGGAGTGCTGATGTAACACTTGATGAAAATTTAGCTGAAGATATAACAAATGAAAACCAAGAAGTCTTTTCTGATGAAGAATTAGATTATATTGGAGATATGATGACAGCTATGTACGAAAAATTAGGACTGGATGCAGGAGGAGGAGAAACTGATGTTAAAAAAGCAATTGCTTTATCAGATAGAATTGAATCATTTTTCCAAAGCTTAAAATAAAATGGATAACTTCGATTTAAGAAAATATTTAGCTGAAGGTAAATTATTTAAAGAAGAATTAACTCCTCTTCAAAAATATATCTTTGATTATGAATCAGATATCAGTGATAATGTAGATATGAGAGCAATTAAAGGCTTAGAAAATGCTAATGATGTGTATGATTATTATGCTAATGTTAGAGGATGGGAAGGTGATCCAGATTTAGAAGACGATTTAGATAATATTTACAGACAAGTAAAAGTAAAATTTGGAGAAGGTAAATTAAATGAGAGACAATTTTTTAACGATAAACAATTAGCAAATGATATTTTAAGAAATCAAGCTGATGTTGAAAGACAATTAGGTACGAAGTTAAAAGATTTTGCATTTAGAGGAGATGATAGAGTATTTACTGCTGTTGATCCTGAAGAATTTACTGTTTATGCTTTTAAATATAGAGATGAAAGAGATCCTAAATTTCCTTATAAAGATGAAGAACCATTTTTATCAGATGAAGGATATGAACCTCAAATAATAAAAGTAGATGATAAAAAAGTTGCAGTAACTGTAGGAAATATATAATTATGAATTGCGATTGTAAAATATGTAATTGCGGAATATCATGTGATTGTACATGCTGTAATTGCTAGATAAAAACATATAGACTGATTCATAGCCAGTCGATTTAATTAAAGAAATTTAGGTAGCTGTGGCACCATTATTTGGAGCCACAGCTTTTTTTTCGTATATTAACGTGTTAAAATTAAAACTATAGATGAGTAAAAACGTAGTAATTGTAGGAGCAGGAGTAGCAGGTGTAAACGCTGCTACTAAATTAGTTGACAATAATTTTGATGGAAGAATCATTATTATTGATATGGGTAAAGACCCATACTTGAGACCTTATGAAGAGGTAATGACTGGATATTTAGGAGCAGGTGGTTGGTCTGATGGTAAATTAACTTATTCTACTCAAATTGGAGGACAATTATCTAAGTATGTAGGTGATGAAAAAGCAATGGAATTAATGAAGCAAGTAGTAGATAACTTTGAGAGATTTCATCCACACCCAGAGCAAATTGTCTTATCTTCACCTGATGAAGAACCAGATTTTATTAAACCATATTTTGGTTTAAGATTATTTCCAGTATGGCACATTGGTACTGATTATTTACATGAAATAGGTAAAAGTTGGTATGATTATTTAATATCTAAAGGTGTAGAATTTCACTGGGAAACTAAAGTTAGTGATATTGATTTTAAAACAAATGAAGTTACATTTAAATCTACTAAACCAGAATTCGCTAATATGGATAACGATAGTATATTTTATGATAAACTTATATTTGGTGTAGGTAAATCAGGTATTGATTTTACTTCTGAAATAATGAAAAAATATGATTTGCCAACAGAAGAAAAACCAGCTCAAGTAGGTGTTAGATTCGAAGCACCACAAAAGCACTTCCAAAAACTAATTGATATTGCTTATGATTTTAAATTATATAGAAAATTAGATAATGTTAGTTTAAGATCATTTTGTACAAATAATAATGCTGCATATGTAGCAGTAGAAGAAACTTATGGTGATCACAGTTATAATGGTCACGCTAAAAAAGATGAGTCATTTAGAAATGATATGACCAACTTTGGTATTTTGATGGAAATTAGAGGTATTGATAAACCATTTAAGTGGGCTAGAGAATTAGTAGGTAAAGTCCAAGAAAATAGCACAGGTTTATTTTACAGTCCTAGTAGAGAACCCTCAATAACATCAGAAGGAGTAGATGTATCAGCTACTAAAATAGAAAATTTAGATGTAGTTAGAGATGCATTTCAAGGATATTTTAAATATATTGATGATTTTATCAATGATATGAAATTAGTATTTCCTACGTTGAAAGACGATTGGGGAATCTATGTACCTGAGGTAAAATACCTAGCTCCTGAACCTTTAGTTAACTATTCAGATCTATCCTTAACTAAATTCCCTGATGTGCACTTTGTTGGTGATGCGTTGTCAGCAAGAGGGATTTCGGTTTCGGGGGCTCATGGTACACTAGTTGCTGAAAATATTTTGGAAAATTAAATTAAATTACGTATATTATGGTTATGGAAAACAAATATGATGAATGGCCTAAGAGCCAAAAACTAAAAAAAGCTGATGGTACAGTCGCTTATGTATGGGATAATAAATTACATAATTGGGATGGTCCAGCATTAATACCAGAAGGTAATATGAAAAAAAGAGAATATTATTTGTATGGTATTCAGTATAGTGAAGCTGAACATAAAGAAGCAATAAGAAATCAAACAGGATTACCTTGGTATAAACAACCAGCACCTAAAGGTATGACTCATAGAAATTAAATATGAAAATAGGTTTATGTGGTACAATGAGTGTAGGTAAAACTACACTAGTGAAAGCGTTACAAGATTTACCTGAATTTAAGGATTATAATTTTGCTACAGAACGTAGTAAATATTTAAATGATTTAGGTATTCCATTAAATACAGATTCAACATTAAAAGGTCAAACAGTATTTTTAGCAGAAAGATGTGCTGAATTAATGAATGATAATATAATTACTGATAGAACTATATTTGATGTAATAGCTTTTACTATGAATGCAAAATCAATTGGAAGATATGATAAGGAAATTTTTGAAAGCTATGCAAAAGAATTCATCAGAGAATATGATTATATTTTTTATATTTCTCCTGCTGGCTTACCTATTGAAGATAATGGAGTAAGAGAAACAGATGAGCATTATAGGGATATAATTGATTTTTCTATTACTAGCTTACTTAGAAAATATGGTCATTTAGCCAACAATGTAAATATTATAAAAGGTAGTACAGAGGAACGAATTGAACAAATGTTGAATGTTATAGAATTTTAACATATTTATAATAAAAACTCTATAGCAATGAAAAAATCTGAATTAAAAGCATATATTAAGGAAAGTATTATAAATACTCTAAGTGAGGAAGAACAAATTCCTGATGCTGATGAAGTAAAAGCTACTACTAAAGCATTAGCAGATATGAATAAAGAATTAGCTAAATCAAAAGAACTTCGAAAAGAAGAAGAAGAAGATGATAAAGATGCTATTAAGGCAGCTGAAAAAGCTAGAGGTAAAAATAAAAAATACGATATAGTACTTAAACAGTTTAAAGAAGTAGAGACAGAAATGAGATCTTTAGCTAGAGACTATAGTAAAGCCGATGGTGCTAAAAAAGAAGAATTATTAAAAAAGCTTAAGGATTTAACTGGTAGAAAAAACGAGCTAAAAAAAGAAGTGGATAAATATGCAGATGATCTCGTCTAAAGAAAGAGTTATATACATTTTAAAAATACTAGTTTTGATTTGTATTTTAGGATGGTTATTATATTCAGATGAAGAAAATTATGTTGAGGATTATAATGCTAAAATAGAGGCATTAGAAGCAAAAGTTGATTCTTTACATACAATAAATGATGATTTATCTGTAAAAATTGATACTTTAAATACTCAAATTCTATCCTTAGATAAAGAAATAGTAAACCAAGATAATTTAATTAATAATTTAAGAATAAAAACTAATGAAAAAGTTAAAGCTGTTGATAATTTTAATGATGACGAGCTTTATCAGTTTTTCACAGAACGATATAGACAGTACCTCGATTCGATTGGAAAAACCGATAGTAAAATTAGTAATTAAAGATCTAATTACTGGTGATGAAGCTAAAGAAACATTATCTATTACTGAAACAAAGATTAATTTATTAGAGAGTAAAATATCTTTAAAAGATAGTGTTATATTTAGTTTAGAAACTAAAATAGGTAATTTTGAATCTATAATGGATAATAGATCTCAACAATTAGCATTATCAAAAGAACTATCAGAACGATTACAAACTGATTTAAAAAAACAAAAACTAAAAACTAAACTAATGGGGGGAGCAGGAATATTAGTAGCGGTAGGAGTTGCTATTTTAGTTAAATAATATGGCTGGGGATTTAAAAAAAGTAATAAGAAGTGAATATCTAAAATGTGCTAAAGATCCTGTACATTTTATGAAAAAATACTGTTATATCCAACATCCACAAAGAGGTAGAATTCAGTTTAATTTATTTCCTTTTCAAGAAAAAGTATTAACATTATTTAGAGATAATCCTTATTCTATAGTATTAAAATCTAGACAGTTAGGTTTATCTACTTTATCCGCAGGTTATTCTTTATGGATGATGTTATTTAATAAAGATAGAAATATACTTTGTATAGCAACTAAACAGGAAACTGCTAAAAATATGGTTACTAAGGTTAAATTCATGTATGAAAATTTACCTTCCTGGTTAAAAGTAGATGCGAATGAAAATAATAAATTAAATTTACGATTAGTAAATGGTTCTCAAATTAAAGCCACTTCAGCGAGTAGTGATGCTGGTAGATCAGAAGCAGTATCTCTTCTAATAATTGATGAGGCAGCATTTATTGATAATATTGCTGAAATATGGGCTTCAGCTCAACAAACATTAGCAACTGGAGGTGGTTGTATTGCTTTATCTACACCTTATGGTACAGGTAATTGGTTTCACCAAACTTGGACTAGAGCTGAAGCAGCAGAAAATGATTTTTTACCTATTAAATTACCATGGTATGTTCACCCTGAAAGAGATGAGGCATGGAGAAAAAGACAAGATGAATTACTAGGTGATCCTAGAATGGCGGCTCAAGAATGTGATTGTGATTTTAGCACTTCTGGTGATATAGTATTTTATCCTGAATATATAGAATATTATGAAAAATCATTTATTAAAGATCCATTAGAAAGAAGAGGTGCTGATCAAAATTTATGGGTTTGGGAATCCCCAGATTACTCTAGAACTTATGTTGTAGTAGCGGATGTATCTAGAGGTGATGGAAAAGACTATTCTGCATTTCATGTAATTGATGTAGAAAATAATGTACAAGTAGCTGAATATAAGGGACAATTAGGAACAAAAGAATATGGCCATTTATTAGTTGGTATAGCAGCAGAATATAATGAAGCAATGTTAGTAATAGAAAATGCTAATATTGGTTGGGCTACTATTCAGGTAGCCATAGATAGAGCATATCCTAATCTTTATTATTCACAAAAGAGTGACCAAGCAAATGTAAATTCGTATTTTGACAAATATCAAGATCACTCTAAAATGGTTGCTGGGTTTACTATGTCATCAAGAACTAGACCAATGGTAATAGGTAAATTCCAGGAATATTTAAGTGATAAAGGAGTAACAATACAATCAAAAAGATTAATTGAAGAAATGAAAACCTTCATTTGGAGAAATGGAAGACCAGAAGCTCAATCAGGTTATAATGATGACTTAGTTATGGCATTTGGTATTGCTATGTATATTAGAGATACATCTCTTAAACTTAGACAAAGGGGAATAGAATTAACTAAACAATCATTAAATAATATGACAGTCAACCGTACACCTTATCAGGGAAGTTATGGAGGAGGATTTGGAAAAGTAAAAAATCCTTACCAGATTGATACACCTGATGGTAAAGAGGACATTAGTTG